TTATAAAATCTAAGATAATTCTAAAAAAATAATCTTACACGACAATGGAATTTCTGCCAATTTCTGCGGCAGTAATTATCGTTACTACCCTAATTAGATTTTTATACAGGTATTTAACTAGGAGATCTGATGTGCAAGTTTCATCTGAGAATCATGCAATGAAATATTTACATAATCAGTTGTTATTTAAAGATGAAAAGATTGAGAGGTTATTAAGGGAACTTAATGAAGTGAAGGATGATCTTTCGGAACAGAAGAGGCTTGTTGCAATATTAGAGTCTACAGATTGGGAAGTTCCTTGTCCATTTTGGGTAAGAAATACCGACCATGAATTTGTGCATGCAAATAATTTGTATCTAAAATTCTTTAATTTTAAAAGTTCTATAATCGGCAAAAAGGACTTTGAGGTCTTTGATGAAGAAACTCAGGAGAGATTCAGGAGGACTGACAATGAGATTTTGTTAGAAGGAAAAAATATAACAATAGATGAATATAGAGGTGCTCTTATTATTAAGTGGAGACAGAGTGCAGGTAGGGTTACCATAGGGATTGCAGGAATTGTTATCCCATCTAGCTCACTCGATAGAAATACCGTATTAAAACTAATACATTATGGTGAACAGGGATAATAATGACGAAAAAGAACTGACCGCTCCCGAATATGAGGATTTTGAAGTGCCAAAAGACTTTGATGATTTCAAGTCTAAGGTGAGTGAGAGATCTGAAGGAGGGGGACTAGACCCTATGGGAATGATAAACCCATATAATAAAAATTTATTCACTTGGGTTATTGGGGTGTTAGTTCTTACTATCATCTCAATTTCCTCTGGTGGAATATATCTTTACAAGGAGAACATGAAGGCTAAGGATGCCGAGATTGAGAGATTGTTAAAGGAGAAAGAAAAGAATTGTAAAGAGGAATTAAGGAATTACATAGAACTTCAGCGGGAGCTTCTTAGATCAATGGAAAACAACAGTAACAGAGATGAAAAGACTGAGCGATAGTAAGGTGTTTGCGATTGTAGTTGTTCTCTTTGCTATAGTTGCAACGATTGTTTTAGCAAAGACTGTATTTGGTGATGCTAAAAAGATAAAAGAAGAGACGAGAGAGTTAACCACTGTGTCAATAAACCCAGTAGACTCTGTAATTTCAAAAGATCAAGAATTCAGACAGTTAATAGATACTGTCATAATCTATCAAGAGAGAGTAAAGGAAGTAGCTATGCAGAATGAATTTTCTGTAGATTCTTTGAATATATTAAAAGAAGAGTTGAAGAAAGCATGTACAGAACTCGATAGAACAACTTATAAATTAAGAGAAGTACAGAAAGCTATAAAGAAAGATACTATACAAGAGTATGTTGTTTTAAAGACACCAATTCTTTTAGATGGCGATAGTAGCTCTCTTGAATTTAACAAAGTCTCTGTAAAGAAACAGAGAGGTTTACTGAATGACTATCATGAGGTAAAATATAATAATATAATGATTCAGGTTATACAGACCCGACGATTTGGATTCTCAGCGAATGCAGGTTATGGAGGAATGTATGGCTTAGATGATGGAAGATTTCACCATGGCCCATATATTGGAGCAGGTGTCTACTTAAAATTGTAGTTATGAGGAGATTAGAGAACGAGAAAGAGATTAAATTCTTAGAGGAGCTTAGCGAGAGATTTGAGAATATAAACCGGGCTATAGGTGATTTAGAGAGATTACCGACAGCGGATAAGACCTCTATAGTAAACTCTATAAGATCTTTAACTGCGGGAACGGTAGAACCTCCTAAGATAGACCCAGATGAAATTATAACAAAGTTTAGAGATAAATTGAATAGCTAATAGAATGGCAATACCAAGAACATTATTTCGAGTAGGTTTAGCCACTACAGACTACTTAGTAAAGAAGTCAGGTATATTAGGCAATAATGAAGCTAAGGCTGAATTTATTGAGAATATGGCTGGTAGTGACGTGTATTACCTATACAACAAGTACATAGAGAAAATAACTCCAGATGAGTTCTTTAAACTCTATTTTAACAACACTATTTCCCATCTATCAGATAGGAATATAAAACAATTAACTTTAGCTAAGAGAATCTCTCCAACTGAATCTAAAGAGTATTTAGCGGAGATGTATTCCTTAGTATCTAAGTTGATGACAGAATCTTCTGTTGTAGAATCAGCAGGTACATCAAAATGTTTTAGACATCCAGAAGGATTTATCTTCATTATAGAAGATACTCCAGACAATGTATCTGTTTATATTCAGTCAGAGGATTTACAAGGATATTTAGCATCTAATGATGTAACTGAGAAAATGATTCCTGGAAGAGTTACACGAAGATTTAGCTTGACTACTTATGATGATTTGAATGGTGTTTTGACTCAAATGCAAAGCGACTTAGGTAGTGATTATAATGCTAATGTAAGATTCCAGTCTGCTACTGAAGACAAAGCTACAGGGGCTACAACTTATATGTTCTCTGTAGATGGAAGAGAGGCAGATATGCTATATAGTGATTTAACTTCTTATCCAGCATGGAAAGGATATAGCGATTATGATGACTATAACTTTGGTGGGTACAAGAAAGAAAATCCAATTAAGAGAGCTGCAAGAGCTGCTGTTAAGGGAACAGCTTCCTTGGTGAAGTCTGGTGTAAGAAATGCCACTGGGGAACTTACAGCGCCAGTTGAGAATGTAGCTGCTCACTATCAGAGATATTATTCTGATACAAGATCCTATGCTGAGAATGACCATAATGATGATGGCAGTGGTAATAAGAGAGGTAATTATGATAACTTCACTTATACTTACAGAACCATGCAAGATACTTCAATCTTGAAGTTGAATAATGGTATGCAATTCTCAAGACAAGGGTATTTACAAAGACCTAACTTGGATGATATAAATCAGAACTTGTTCCAGATACAAGATAATCCAGAACAGATAGCTCAATTCATGGCTCAGAAAGGATTCCAACAGGAAGAAGTAGAAGCTCCTCAAGTAGAGAAGAGTGGAGATGAGGAATTGAATCCAGATATTAGAGTAGAGTCAAGACATTATGCTTCTTGGAGAGCAGATACTAACCCATTCCAGCAACAAAGAAATAATGGACGATATGGATCTAATTCTAATAGACAAGAATTATGGGATAATATTGTCAATATCTTAGATGGAGCTTCTCAGAATGAAATAGAATGGGTGAAAGCTAAGCTGGATAGAGAGCCTAATACAAAGAATTGGTTTAGAAATCTCAAAGGAGATGATAACAACACTAAGACCCAATCTGACTACTCTGATATAAAATTATTTTAGAAAGATAGATTATGTATATTTCAAGAAGAAACGCTACCCCAGACTTGACAGCCTTAGCGCAAGTTCTTGGATATAAGAGAATGCCCCCAGATATAGATGAGTTCTTAGATGATCCTTATTATTTAGGAAAGTCAATTGAAGTCTTCCCATTCTGGAGGGAGAAACTAAGGGAAATATATCCCACACCAGTACATACCTCAACTCCTTATTTATCATTAAACTGTGCGATTGGTTCTGGGAAATCAACAGTAGCCAAGGTAATGGAGTTATATCTGGAATGTAGATTAGATCATTTAAATGATATCTCTGTTCTGGGTATAGGTAAGTACTTAACAAAGCCAATTTGTAGTTACTTTTTTCATACTTCTGTAAGTAAGGCAGAGGAAGAGTTTGTTGGTTCTTTAGAACTGATGAAAAGCAACTCTGCCTACTTTACAAGAGGGTTACTAAATCCAAAAAGAAAGATTGAATATGTCTGTGATTCTACAAAGATAAATGCAGGTATAGGTCGAGATATTCTATTCTTTAACTTCTCAGAGGTTAACTTCTTAGATTATCAGAAGACCTATAACAAAGTAGAATCAGGTATGGGACGTTTTACAGCGAGGTTTATTAGCTGTCAACAGTTCTTTGGACATGTTATTCTGGATAGTTCTCCTTCATCAAAATCTTCAATGAGTGTGGACTTTATTAAGAGGAATCCACAGCTGAATATTTATACTGTGTATGCGCCCATTTGGGAAGCACATAAACATAAGAATATTTACTTTAAATCAGGCTCTATTGAAGTATATTTAGGAGATTCAAACTATGATCCTTTTGTTATAGATGAGGAAAGACCTCTAACAGAGGATATGGATAGGGATTTAGTTTTGATAGCGCCAAAAGAGCTAGAACGTGAGTTTAGAGCTGATACTATTAAGGCTATACAGGATAAAGCAGGTATTTCAACAGGTACTTCAGGATTATTCTTCAAGAGTAAGGATAAACTGAATGAAGTCTTTAAGATACCAATGTACACTAAGGATGTAATTATTTGTGATATGTTTGAGAAGGATGATACTTTAATGAATCATCTTCAAACAGCTATCAATATGTTACTTCCTAAAGAGAAAACATTATTTATCAGGTTAGACTTAGGAGTGGTAAAAGACCATACAGGGCTATCCATAGGATATTTAGATTCTTACTATTATCCAGACCCTACTGATAAAAAAGTAAAACTACCAAAGTATAAAATTCCAATTTCTGTTGCTATCTCAAGATATGCAGGACAGGAAACATCGATTACAAAGATAACGGAGTTTATATTACAGCTATCTAAGGACTATTCTATTGGAGGAATCTCAGCGGACTCTTTCCAATCAAGGAATATGTTACAAGACTTGAAGATAGCTGGATTTAACGTAAAAGATTTGTCTGTAGATAAAACTACTACAGCATACAATTATTTAAAGAATATTATTTATAATAAACACATTGAATTACCTCAAAATAAATTATTAATGAAAGAATTAAAAGAATTGCAGACAATAGGTGGAAAAGTAGACCACCCTGCAGATGGTTGTTTTTCGGGAGACTCTTTGATACTAACAGATAGAGGGCCGTATCCGATGGATTATATAGTGAAGAACTATAAAGAGTTTAAGGTACAATCTTCAGATAGAAAATTCTATCCTATTAAGAAAGCTATGCATACTAAATCAGTGAATGAATTAGTAGAGTTGATTATAGGAGAAGATATCTATAGATGTACCCCAGAACACTTATTTTTAATAGATGGAGAATGGGTAGAAGCAAAAGATACTCCGTTTGAGAAGTATTATATTGAATCTGAGAAACCTATTCCTGTTTATGATATTGAAGTAGATGGGCCAAACCCAGACTTTGCATTGAGTAATGGACAGATTGTTCATAACTCTAAGGATATTGCAGACTCTGTATCAGGTTTAGTTCTCCATATCTTTAATAATTTAGATGAGGCAGAGAAACCTTCAAGTGTTAATTTGAAAGAGCGTACTATTAATTTGGTAGATATGCTCAATAGTAAAAAGTTCCAGGATGTTAAAGTGGTAGAGGCAAACATGTTGTCAAATACCTTAGCTAACATTTGGTAGATAAAAATAATTTTAAATAATACATAGAGATGGCAAAGATTACAATTTCCATGCCAAGGGAATTAGAGACTCAGACCCATCTTCCATTAACAAAGACCTATTCCGATGACACGGTAATTTATAAGTTTGATGCGCCTGATGCACATGTAACCAAGGTGCTAAGGACAGAGAACATCAGTACAAACACTATTGAGGAACTGATGAATAAATTGCATGACTCTATTGAAAAGCTAGGTCTTTCGGAAGAGGTCAAGGATTCTTATAATAGATTGGCATACGCGATAAAGAATGACTGATAATTTCAATACAGATGATTTGGTTTTAGAAGAGAGACGATTTTCCTCAGAAGACCAAATGACAAGACTATTTGCAGCATCAGCATCCTCTTTAAACCTTAATACTCTGATAAACTATGTAGCTTCACCATTAGACCTACAGTTGAGATTTCTCTGTATGGCAGTACAAAGGTTTAGCAAGCAACATAAAGATGAAGAAGAAAAGATTAAGAATGTAAAATCTTACTTTGTATCAGAGGTTTCAAGAATACTAATAGCTGCAAAAGAGCAATTAAAGACAAAGAGAACACCTATTACTGTAAGTTTAAGACTATCTAGATATGGAATGAACATCCAAAAGCTAGGTAACTTATTGAATTTACAGTTTAAGAAGGCAGATAAGTATCAGACTAAGTCAGGATTCATTCCAAAACAAGTTCAGATTGATATAAATGATATCTTCACTAAGATTATAAAAGATTTAGATGAGAAGTATATCAAGAATCAAGAAGAGATTGAGGAGGAAGTGGAATCTACAAAGACTCAATCAGATACTGGGAAGATAAAAAGTATAAAAATCACTCTTAATCTTCAAAACATAGATTTGTCAGATCACTTTAAAAAAGTAGATGACATAATGGACAGGAATAAGGTAGGTATATATGAAATTAAAGACAAGACTACCAATATGGGTTATTATGAAATCTTCTTTTTAGATGATGTTGACCAAAGGATTGTGGATAAGATTAAGACAGAAATCTCAAAAATAAAATAGACTAATAAAATAGACAAAGAATGAGAAATCCTTATTACTTAAACCGCTTGTTTTCTGAAGTAGACAACGGATATGCGGTTTCAGGTCCTGATGGACTATTGGAGCAAACTCCTGAACAGGAATACACTGTTGAACAACAGAATCTAGCAGAACTTGATCCTGAATTGGATGAAGAAACTCTAGTACACTCTTACTATCCAGGATATGGATATGGCCCTCAGACTTACTACTATTCAGATGAAGATTTGGAAGACGAAGGTCTTACTGAAGAAGAACTTCAAGAAGAAGTTATCAAACAATCTTTGTATGATCAGTTTGTAGCTGAGCAAACTCGTATCTACAACGCTAATGCTACTGCACAAGCTTTGCAAGACCTCGGTATCCGTATGTATGCTGACGGTGAAGAAGGAGAAGATCTAGAAGATGAAGATCTTACTGACGAAGAATTGGCAGAAGCTGCTGATGTAGAAACTATTAAACAATCTTTGTTTGATGCATGGGCTATTAGCCGTATGTATTCAGATGACGAAGAAGATGAAGATGAGGACTATGATGATGATGCTTACGAAGAAGAATTGTCTGAAGCTGAAGTAGTTAAACAATCCTTGTATATTGACTACATGACTCGTCTTTATGCTGAAAACGAACTTGAAGACGGAGAAGAAATCGTTCACGTAGATGAGTTTGGAAATGAAGTACATCCAGAAGTAGTTAAACAAGCTTTGTTGGATGACTATGCTTACTCTCGTTTCTATGCAGATGCTGACGAAGAAACTGAAGAGGATGCAGAAGATATTCAAGACCTTCATGAAGATGAAGATTTGGATGACACAGTAGACGTACCTACTGCAACTGAGGAGTTAGCTGAAGAAGCTGTTAAGAAACAATCTTCTATCTATGCTCTTGAAGAAAGTGTTGATGCACTTTTATAATTCTAACTTTTTAAATTAAATGAAAATAATAGGAAACATGGGAAAAAATTCTATTCGTACTTTTTCAGATATGGCTAGTTCTGGTAAATTATCTGAACGCCTACGTCATTCATGTCAGTCTGCTTCTGATATGGAATTGCGTGTTCAAGCATATTCTAAAGCCTATGAGAACTTGCTAACAGCTGCTGCTTTGTTAGACAAGCGTGCTAGCACTCGTACTTTCGCCGCTACAGGTCCAGGTATGGGAGAGCTTGGAGGTTTGAACCCTAATCAATTCATTGATGTAACTGTAACTTCAATGATTAAATCTTTGGCAGGTTTCTTGGCTGTTGAGCGTGGTGTTGACCAACCAACTGCTGTATTGCCTTTCTTTGACCTTGTAACTTCTGGTGAAGGTAAGACTGTTGCTAAGAACATCGGAGCTGACCTTGAAATGCGTAATGGTTATGTTGATCAAGCATCTGCTGATCAACGTGCACTTCGTTCTTCTCAGATTCAGTTCTCTAACAACATCTCTGTTGCTACTAACCACATTGAAGTTAACGTAGCTAAGGCTGTTATCCCTGGAACTCTTACTTTGAAAGTAACTAAGGGAGGTCAAGTTTACAACCTTACTGATGACAAACAAGGGAACGTAATGGCTCCTGCTCAAGCTGGAGTAACTGGAGGTAGCATTGATTACCGTATTGGTAAAGTAACTGTTGATTTCGGAAGTAACCTTACTTCTGGAGACACTTATAGTGTATCTCTTCAACAGGATGCTCCAAAAGATCCAACTAACCGAGTTAAATCTAACATAGGTTATTACCAAATCAACTGTCATCCTGAAATCATCATAGCTGAAAATAACCTTATCTCTGATTTGGTTGCTACTAAGTCTATGAATGTTAACGTTGCTGACATTATGAAGAAACGTGTAATGGATGAGTATATTAAGATCGTTAACCGTTCTATCATCGATCCTATCGTTCTTGGATACGAAGGAGGAACTGTAGATATCGACCTTACCCCTTACTCCGTTACTACTAACAACATGGATAGCTACTTCAAGTTGTTCAGCCACGGTCTTGTTAAGGTTAACACTGAGCTTACTAACAAATCTTGGAAATCAGTTAACGCTTCTGCTTACTTGGTAGGTCACCGTGTTGCTGAAATGTTCACAAGTATGTCTGGAAATCAGTTTGTGCCTAACACAGCTGCTACTTACATCGAAGACCTTCTTGGCCACTACAATGGTGTTCCTGTAGTTAAATCTCACTTTGTTGAGCCAGATACTGGATATGCTATCCACAAAACAGCCGATGGAACTATGGCTCCTGTATGTCGTGCTATCTTCTTGCCTGTTAATGACATGCCTGAAGTTGGTAACTTCAACAACCCATCTCAGTTCGCTACTGGTATCTATTCTTACGAAGGATCTAGCTTGCTTACTTCTGAGTTGGTACAGAAGTTCAAAATTCATCGTCCTACCGGTCTGTAATTTTGGAATTACTTTAACCTTCATACTTGATGAAAGAGGGGAGGAGAGGGAGAGATTTCTCTTCTCTCACTCTTTCTACCAAGAAATGGGTAAATACAAATTTATTAAGTAAAGAAAATAAGAATATGAACTTACAATCTATGATGAGTGCTGTTACAGGCACAACACCCTCTGTATATGGTTCAAGACCTATGGGAGTTCAGCCTAGTCAGTCAAATGTGATTAAAGGTTCTTATACAGGAGGTTATAAACTTAACGGATTGAATCTGATAGTTGGAAAGTCCCTAGAGAAATACATGAATAGGATGGACGAACTAGACAACTATTTGGAATCTTCAGTTACTAGAACCATATTGGATATTATTTCGGACACAGTATCTGAACTATTCACCACAACTACCGATATTATTACACTAGAAGGCTTGGAAGACGAGCATAAGTTCTTTGAAGAAGAGCTAGCGATGGTGAATAATATATTTAATCATTTACATATAGGAAAACACATTAAAACAAACCTAAGAGACATTATTTACTATGGTTCTTACTCGTTCCACTTACAAGAAGAGGTATTAGAGACCAAAGGAGATAATATTAAGACGAGAACAGGGGTTGATGGTGATGGAATTCCTTATGCAAAGATAAAAAAGAATACAAAAAGAGCTAAGTATAAGCTTAGATATTTAAAAGAACCTCATAAAGTCATCTCAGTATGGAAAGATAACCAGGTTCAGTCCTATATTACACCTATGATGAATGGGGATTTGGCTGAGTTTACTCCTGGTGAGATTGTTTCTATCACAACCGCTGACTTTACCTTGGATATTGACGAACATCTCTATGAAGATGACCTTAGAAGGAATACTACAGATGAATTAGGTATAAAATCCTATGATAAAATGTACTTGGGAGGTACTCCTTTGTATAATGACATCACTTATAAGGTAAAAGAGTACGTTTTAAAGGACTACTTACTGTCAATATTATCAATAAAAGACTTGATTCAGCCATTGATATTACTATTAGGTCTTGAAAAGACTACTTCTTTGTCAGATGGATATGATTTAACTCAAAAAGTAGAGGAATTAATTAACAGAAATGTTGATATGTCCTTCTTAGAGTCAAAGAATCTATCTATAAAGCAATTGGCTCAGTCATTGATAGATAATATTAGGGTTATTCCTGACTATGATAACAAGTTAGCGATGTTGCAAGACTTATCTTTGGATAGGGTCAATGACAAGATTGATAGAATGAGGGCTGACCAAGGTATGGTGAAGGAAGACATCATTGGTTCAACAGGTATGCCGTATGAGTTGTTTGAAGGTAGAGCTACAAGATGGGAAGCTATAAAAACTTCACAACGTTTTACATCAAAGATTAACTATTATTCAGACTCTATTAACAATTCATTAGTACATTTAGCTGAATATTTGTTTCAGAAGCTAACGGATGTCGACTTTGGGAAAATAAAAGGTAAGATTAAATGTAATCTGGTTAATAAATCAATCTTAACAGAGTCCAATAACTTCAACATGATGGAATCTATGTTGGAACAGGCTTCAAGATTAGCGGATTTATCAGATTTGATAGAGAGAACAACACAATCTTCATTCATATCACAACCAAGGTTACGAGAATATTTAAGAAATGCATTAGGAAAGATAGATGGTTCTATGCAGGATTTAATCAAGACAGATGAAGAGATAAAAGCTGAATTTGAATCTCAGCAAGAACAACAACAGATGTATCAATAAAATAGACAATAATGCACATTAAAGTAAAACTTTTTCCGCTAGACAGGAAGGCTGCTGATGGTTCTATGATTACAAGACAGGTATTTGAGGAATACCTACGTTCAGAGGATTATCAAATGAGATCTAGAAACAAGTTGTTTTTAGGGGGAGTTACTCACATAGATAGAAACAAGCCAGATAAACAAACAGGACTAGGAGAATTTGATAGAATGCTTACTGAAGGTAACTATACTCACTATACAGATAAGTTATTCATAGGCCCAGATAACTGGGTTTATGCAAGAGCTAAGGTTATGGATAACCTTGATGAGTATGCCGGACGATCACTAGAACTGATTAAAACACTAACAAGATTATTGAAACAGGGGATTAAACTTCCTGTATCAATTGTAGTAAAAGCTTATTGGGATAAGAACGATGTAGCTAGAAAGATTGTATTGATTTCAGGTTTTGATGTTACTCTTTCTCCAGGTTATAAAGGAGCAGAGATTGTAGACATTGAGAATGATGACAATGCTGAGTTTTTAGCATACGGAATGGATGATGAAGAGCCAGTAGTTCCTACAAGGGGCTTTGGATATGGAATTGGTTATCCCTCATATTAAGAATAAACTATGAATACCTATATTCACAATGGTATTCTCTACAGGACGAATAAGAAATATTTAAGAGTAGACATCTCTGATAGAGTAGAAGTCAGAGAAGATGATAACCTTGACTTATTGTATGTAAAAATAAGGTCTGGGATGACAGCTGACGAGTTTGTTACGTTGCATCCTGAGTTTGAAATGATTAGAAACTTAACTCAAGACAAGAAGTTAGACCCTATAAAGATAGCCATTCCTGAGTATAGCTTAGATGGCTTAAGGATAAGACCAAGGAGACATAAATATAGAATAACGCAAGTAGTTACTTTTGGAATATCCTTATTTTCTCATTATGATGAGTCGTCTCTTACCATTATGGTAACCCCAACAACACCGAAGAGTGAGTATTTGAACCATTTATCTCAGATTCCTTTCATTGAAGTAGACATGAGCTCAGATTTTGAGTATAAGAACTACAACAATGTGATGTTAGATAAGAAGCTAGAGATAAACTCAACCTCTGATATGCCTGTAACTCCTAAGAATTACTTCACTAGGTATATATTCAACGAACCTCATATGATTTATCAGTTGAATAACAGAATTTTGAAGGAATTGATGCAGTATAACATTTTGAACTTAGAGAAAGCGGGGGATCCTGATAAGGATTTAAAGAATAGTTCGGATGTATTGACTTATAGGATAGGGAATGAGTCAATGGAAAAGATGCATGTTTTTCCTTCAGATTATCTTCGAAGAGCCATGGCAGTTTCTGTTCCTGTGGAGTATCAGATTAAAACACAGTCATTATCAGTAGCTTTAGACATTAGAAATAAGTTTATGAATTTTGATTTGATTTCTAATGTAACATCTGTAGAGATGAAGGATGCCTACGATAATCCGTTCTTGGTTCAGTTATGGTGGGATCCACAAATGTCTGATTTAGGGGATAGAGAATCTACCATTGATGAATATGGGAATTTCACTCACTTACTTACTATTAGGTGTACTGTTAACTACTACATCTTGAGAGATGAAGAGGAGTTAGTAAGGATTAATAGAGTCAAGGGAGTAATGAATCTTGTAGAGAAACTAGAAAAACAAGGTTTTCAAGTGAAATACTTGAATGATAAGAACACAGGTGAGAAAATATTAACACCTTTAAGACCACTATCAGAGTGGGAAGTAGAAGAAATTTTAAATAAATAGACAAATGGCTACAACATTTGATGAACCACAAGTAATTGTCAACACGAGCTATGGTGATACCACAGACAACTCGTTAGCGAGTTTAAATGGTTTGATCTGTGCTGCTCCATTCTCAGCTACCTATGTGGATGTCCATGAAAGTATTAAGCCTGGAAAAGGAACTAAATGGAATCCCTGGACTGAAGGAGAGTGGTATCGACTTTATCAGAAAGGTTCAAGAACTAAATTTTTGTTAGAGTGTACCAATTCTAATAATGGTACTCTTTCTAAATTTATGTCAGAAGATATTTTTAATATTTATCGTCTGCTCGGGTCAATGTCTGTTTTAGTATTGAGAATAAATCCACTAGGGAGAGATAGTCGAGGTATCATAGTTCAGCCAGATAACTTGGCAGCTAAATATGGTACTGGTACCTATACCTCATTCTCTGGACAAATAGGGGTTACTGATAAAGGTAAATCAGTTCTGTTAGATAATAACTCTAACTTAATTGATAAGAAATTTACCTTCCAATCAGTTAACTCTTTGGATATTAACACTCTTGCTTGGACTGATATTGTAGATAACCTAGGAGATAGAAATATTTATCTTTTGAACTATCATTACGATGTAAATGGTAAGTTGAATGGTGAGTTTGGTTATAGCTCAGCTATCTATCCTACTACAACACCAACTGAAATGATAGCCTTTACTACGGATATCACAGCTTCAGCTGCACAAGAAATCTATGTAAGTGGATTGGAGTTAGGAGCTTATAACTTTATTGTTGCTTTCAATAACTTGATAGGTCTAACTGAAACCAGAGACCATATCCCAGTATTAAAAGCTAAAGTAGATGGAGCTATTACCACAGCAGGGGATATTGATACTATTCCTTTGAAATTGACTATTGATGATAGAACAGAAACCTATAACATCAAAGTTAATAATGCTACAAAGAGATTAGTAGAATTTGGTAACAGACCTTTGGGAGCTAACTTTATAGTTAATGCTAACTATTTAAGTAGTGATGTTGCTCAAGATGAAAGAGTGTATACCTCATTTATTAGAGGAACAGCTGGACCATCAGGCCCATCCGGACCTTCTGTTAATGAGTTTGAATTGGCTGCTACAGCAATCAATAACTTAGTAGACTTTGATGAAGGATACCGAGTAGACTTTATCTTTGACTCAGGTAAGTATAATAAAGATAATGTTCACAATGCAATGGCAAGTGTAGCTGATAAGATTAATGCACTTGGTGTTGCTACTGTAGATGAGGTTAAACCACTACAAGGTCAGAACTTCAATGATTTAGCAAATGCATTGACAGTTAATAACCAAGCCAGATTGTATAAGATTTCTCCAAGACGAGAAGTTGATTTCGGTGGATATAAGGTTAAATTGTCATTAGGTATTGATTATCTAGAGTGTGTAGCTCGAAATAAATCTAACCTTCAAGAGTTTGCTCCAGTATTCCACTTTACAAATGCTTATGTAGCTGATAGTAACTTGACTAAGTACTACACTAAATCTGAAAGAGAGAAGTTGCTTGAAAAGAGAATCAACTCTGTTAAGAGAGATAAATTCAGAGGTATTTCTTATATCAATGATAACAAGACTACTTTGACAAGTACAACGTCTTTAGGTAATGAAGAACAGATAGTTAGGTTGGCTAACAGAATGGCTTGGGATATTCAGTATATTCTTGACCAGTTCTTAGGTAGATTAGATGTTAAAGCAACAGCTAATGCCGTTAAGAATGAGATTAAGTACTACTATCAAAGTACCTTCAGTAATCAGAGATATTCACCTGAGAATATTGAGGTTATCTGTGACGAATCTAATAACAGATTTGGAGATGGAGAATTAGTGGTTACTGTTAATATCTATGTAGGTCGAGCATTGAAGAAGATTACAGTTTATAACAACATATTACCTTTAACATCTTATGAGTAAAAATATTATAACAGTTACTCTTTCAGGTATCTTACCTAGGGTAAGCGCTTTCATAGACGGTTTTAAGGATGATGATGTTGAATTAGAAGTAAAGAAAGACCTTACCCAAGGAGACTTGGAAGAATATGAAGTAAATCTCTCTTATGACAGTGATAAAGTAGAGGATCCTATTATTGTATTGAAGAAATCTCTTCCAGATACAATTAACCTCATGAACACTGCCACACAGAGTAGATATTATGGTATGAATGAAGATTTAATTAATCTAAAAGACTCTATACCAACAGACTATCTATCATTTGATTATTATCCAGATAGATTAAAGATCCTAGGTAAAGATTTATATTCAGCCATAAATATAATTAGAGCTGAGAAACAGGTAGAATCTGACTCAGTTTATGTAAATGCATTCTTGGATATTGCTCATTTGTTACTATTTGAACAACAGCCTTATACTAAGTATTCCATGAGAAATGAAAGAGATGTATTGAATCTATACACTCTAGCTTGTCAAGATTTGATGAGAGAAGGAAATACTCAAGGAATAGTTTTGATAAATGTATTGAATTTGGCATTAAATGCAATGTTCAGTTCAGTTCATAGAGGTAAGGTAAAAATATCTGAGAAGATAGTTAACCCTAACAAGTTCTCTATTCAGAAATACCTAAGAGACTCTCAATATGATTATGACAAAGTAGTCATGACCAACCGAGTAGAGTTTTATGATGGAAATTATCCTAAATCTTCCTTCTTCATAAAAGAGGTAAATAAGAAATTGGATAATGTTTCTGATAAAGGAGTTGATTTTATTGAATCATTGTATCATGATGCGCTAAATGAGTTAGCGAATGTGAAAGATGACGATGTAGTAAACTCTGTTGATAGAACTTGGGAATTATACAAGATAGGACTGTGAGAAGAAATAAAATGACCAGACAATTTGCTGCCGCTCCAGGAGCAGATAAAGTTTACAATGTGATAGACAAGAACATTGATAAAGACAAGGTAAGCAATTTATCTATTGGAGCAAATGCATTAGGCCATTTAATGACTGCTAAGTCTGTGATGGATGGAGCAGCTAAAGATAAGGAGTATACTAGAGAGCTTGCTATTCGAGGCATGAAAGATAACCGTAATTGGTTTCAGAGAAATGCCAAGGCTTTAACAGCAACTGCTGGTGGTACTATAGGAAATGTATTAGGAAACTACATCCAGAGGAAGACAGGAGCTAAGAAGCTAAAGGGTGTTGGTGGATTTTTACTCAATAGTGCTATAGGTATGGGAGCTTCTAAGATTGGATCATCTCTAGTGGATAGACCGCTAGATAAGATGAGACAAAAGAGATTAGAGAAGCATGACGCTCAATATGGTTCTCCTTATGAAAAGATGTACAGCCAACAGCCTGAAGAACAGCAAAAGAAACCAAACTGGGTTCAAAGAAACAAGAAATTGTTAATTGGAGCTGGAATCACAGCAGGACTAGGTTTAGGTGGTTATTATCTTGGCAAGAATGTATTAGCAAAGAAGATCAACAAAGGTGGTTTTATAAAAGACCACATTGATAACAAGTCAATTAGTAATTATCTGGATAGTAAAGGTGTTCACAAGTGGAATAAAGGAATGACTTCTGAGAATTATAAGAAACTAAGAGGAGAAGCAACCGACTTTCTAAAGAAGAATAAGACTTATCTAGATAATAGGGTAAAAGAAAAAGTAGCCGGCTATGGTTTAGCAGCAGGTCTAGGATTAGGAGCAGCAGGTGCAATGACATTAGCAGCCCCAAGTAGACAACAACATGAGGAAGATACAAGATCTTATGCAAGATTCCAAGATACCTTTAGACATATTGGAAATGGAGTTAAATTAGGTATTGGTGGAACTATTGGTTCTTTATCTGGTTTCATTGCTGATAAACTTATGCAGGCTTTAAAAAACGATAAGAAATAATATGGGATGGAAAACAGCAGTGGGAGCTGGTATACTAGGAGGTTTAGCCGGGTTCATTGGAGGTTATATTGTTAAAGGTAACCAATCTAAAATTCCAAACACTAAAGAACTCAAGGAAAATCTTAGGAAAGAATGTGATAAGTTCCTAAAATCTATAAAGAAAGATCTCAAACAAAGTAAGGAAGCTACTATATGGTATAAGAAAGTAGAGAAATGTGTTGAGAATATACTTTCAATTGTAAACAGTCTCCCCGATATTGAATCTAAATCAGCAGCAAGTACTTCTAAACTAAATAAGTTAAAGTTAGAGGCTGATAAATTAGATAAGGTTACCAGAATACTCTTTGAAGAGGCTGAGAAAAATAAATATATTTCTAATCCTGGTATATTAACTTGGCTTACTTACTCTACAGGAGATTTGATTAATGCCTATGATAAGCTAACTGAAGTAAAATCTTTCTCTAACATAGTTGTTGAAGACAGCTGGTATACTAGAATGCAGAGTAAAACTACTTCAGAATGTAGTGATCCTGTTACAAAGAAACAATCTATCTTCTCAAAATCTAAGAAAGGAAAGATAAGCAAAGCTTACGATAGATCAGAAGACCTAGATGAAAACTACAAAGCAGAGTTGGATGATAGAGGTATAAGAGATACTCATAGCAAATATGATAAAAACAAATCTTCTTATAATATAGCTCCTCAGTATGTTAAGGGAACTGTTAAAGGTACTCTAAAAGGTCTTAGAAATGGTGCTTTAGTAGGCGGTGCTTTAGGTACTGCTGGAGGTGCTTTCTTAGGCCCTGTAGGTGCATTAGCAGGAGGTGCAGTAGGTACAGCAGTTGGAGCACCTATCGGACTTGCTGTAGGAGCATTAAGAGGGGGAGTCAAAGCTGTCAAAAGAAAAACTAAGAATATTGAAAACGAAAGAAAAGGATATCTTAAAGATTTTGACAGAGAGAAAGACTTAATTAATAGATTGAAAGATGGCAGAAAATAATCAAGTAAAGAAAGCTGCAGAGGAGCAAGTAAAAGAGGTTGCTAAGAAAAAGAATGGAGTTGGTTTTGCTAATGGTGCTAGTACTGTTATAGGAGCTTATGGTGCTTTGAAAGGTTTCAATCAAGGTAGAAAACTAGACCAGTTAGATGCAGATATCCGAGAAGTTAACGGACTGGAACAAAAGAAAAACTTTTTCGATAAACATCTTGGTAAAATTGCAGTTACTGGAGCAAGAATAGCAGGAGCAGCTGGAGGATATGCCTTAGCAAACAAGTTCGCTCCAAAAGTATTAGGTATAAATGGACTTGCGAAGATGGCTGGAACTCAGCTAGGTTCAGGTTTTGCAGGTTTGGCTGCTAAAGATATTGTAAGAGAGACTAACAGAAGAAGAGTTTTGAAAGAGTTAGCAGCTAAAGAAAAAGAAACAACTAAAGAACAATCTAATTTTACAAAAAATATGTATCAAACACGTCAATTTAACAACAAAGTAATCGATTTCCTAGGTAAACACAAGAATGCTCTTATTGGAGCAGGTATAGGAGCTACTGCTGGTGTAGCAGGAGGTTATATGATGGACAAGAAAGCTCAACGTAAAGGAAACTTCCTTAAACGTAATGCAGGTCTTCTTGCTGGAGGTTTAGCAGGTGCAGGTGCGGGTTTTGCTGCAGGTCACTACGGGCTTCATAATAAAGTAACAGGTCTATTCAAGAAAAAAGGAGGAGATCAAGTAGTAGCAGTTCCTGAAGTAAAACAGGAATCTAACTATCTAAATTATTTAGCTTCTAAATACTACTCTGGAGAAGCAAATACTCCAATGAATACTTCAAATACAGAAGTTAAACAAGCTAAAGGTTTCTGGAATCGTGTAAAAACAGGTGCTTCTAACTTTGGACAAGTAGCTAAGAACAACTGGAAAGGTGCTGCTATTGGAGCTGTAGGTCTCGGTGCTGCTGGTGCAGGTATTGGACGTATTGTTGCTAGCCGTCGTGGAAAGAATAAGAAGAAAGCTATGGCTATCGGATCTGGAATAGGTGCTGTTGCAGGAGCTGGACTTGGTATGGCTGCTCAACACTATGGTCTTCACAATAAAGTAGCAGGATTATTTCGTAAGCAATAAACATTTCGCTGATCTATCTGACCTTAAAGTAAGGGACTCAAGTGCTGATAAAGATATAAGATCTTACAGTAGAGATTTCAGATTAGAGGAATTTAATAATAAATCCTTAAAGTATTCTATTGATTATAAAGATTTACAATCTTGGTACTTTGATAAGATAGGAACCTTTGATAAAGAAAGAGATAAGTTTGATTTAGGGATGCCTAGCAGATTAAATAAAAATATGTTAGTAAGATTATCAAACTATCTTCAGGTTCCTATCAATAAACTCCCTTATGGCTGGAGAGTTGCAGTAATGCAAGATGATAGAAGCATATAATAATAAATAATGTAAGGGAAGGTGAAGAAGTTAATTCTTTTCCTTCCCTTTTCTTTTTAGTACTTATGAAATATACTAGGAGTTTTGCTGACTACGTGAAGGCAAATATAATTGGAAAGAAAGTAGGGGGGGGAATGTAAAAAATGATATAAAGCTACATTCTTTATTTAATCCCGATTACAGAAAGGATGATCCTCTATATGAGAGAAAAGGGTCTAATTTTACAGGTAGAAATGATACTTATGATGGCGTTAGATTAACACCTACTAGGTATAAATTAATTCCAGGAGCTTACTCAGATAAGTATAATTCAGATACTTATAAAATTCTTAATAATGGAGTGGATGACAGAAGTAAGTTTAAGAGAAATGCAGGTAAAATTTATGGTGGTTTATCCCTTTTAGGGGCTGCAGCTACTGTTACTGGAACTGGAATGGGATTATTAGCTCCTAAAACTTTACCAATTGCTATACCTTTAGCAATCGGAGGTTTAGGTTTATCTGCGGCAAGTGGTGTTTCCTATCTAAGAAATATGAATCAAAGAAATAAGGAGCTTCAGTTGAAGATGATTGATGCTTATGAAAAAGCTCAGACAAAGAAACAGTCATTTCAGGATGGTAATACAAACTACATTAAAAAAGACCTTTTAGAGAAAGATTCTTATAAAGGAAAGAAGTTAACTCATGGTTTACTACAAGCTATACCTGTAATAGGTGAAAATATATATCAAGACCTTAAGTATCAAGATAATATGAGATATCTTACAGGTAAAAAGCCTAAAGGATTCTTTAAGAATTATGGAACTACTGCTTTAGGTGGAGGGGCTTCTTTATTAGCTGGTGGTGGACCCTTACAAGCACTTGCTTTAGCAAATAGTAATAGACAAGATAGAGAAGTGCAAATAGAAGCTATTAAGTTAGCTAATAAATTGAACAAGAAATTAGGAAAATAATGATATACGCTATAAAAACTAAATCTTTTATGAATTTCGCCACTAAGAATGCTCTTATAGGAGCTGGAGTAGGTGGTGTTGTTGGAGGTGTTGGAGGACACTTTGTTGACAGAAATTCAAAGAGAGAGGGTAATTGGTTTAAACGCAATAAGGGAGCAGTACTAGGAGCTTTAGGTGGAGCTACTGTTGGTGGAGGGGCCGGTTATTTCTTAGGTAGAAATCAAGACGCTAAACTAGCTAAAGAGTTAGAGTTGAATAATTCTAATTACAATAAAAGTGTAGCTGATGAAAAGGCAAGACTAAGCGGTGTTGTTAAACAGAAGAATAATGAGATATCTAAATTTAATAAAGACTTAGATAATGAAGCCAATATTAACATCAACACCCTTAGAGATAAATACAATAAAGATTATGAAAGCCTTGCAGATTCCAACAGTAAATCTATAGATAAGTATATCAAGAAGATGAAATCTAAGGATGCTGTAGGTTCGGGTTCTTCCTTAAATCCAATGAGAAAGAGGATAAGAGACATGGAAAGTGCTGTGTCTAAGAATGAAACTGCTAGAGGTAATATGCTTCAGAAGCTAATAAAATCAGAAGTAGGAAGTAAGGAAGGAGACTTATTGCAAAGTAGAATAGAAGGATTAGATAAGGCGAATAAAGCTCTAAAAGGTAATCTAGAAAAAGATATAAATGCAGCAGCATTAGCAACTAGAAATAGATACAAGAATGCATCTAAGGAAGCTATAGAGAGGTTGAAGAGGATGAAGAACCATAAAGACGGTGAAGAATTATACAATCAATTTACAAAAAGCAAAGATGCTATAATTAATGATGCTGTAAGAAATAAATTGAGCCTTCTCGATGAGAATACCTTCATAAATAATAACTTCAAAGACACTTATTCTGGAACTAAAGCACTTAGGGATCTAAATTCAACCATACAAGCAAACAAAGCAAACAATAAGAACTTAAAACTATTAGGAACAGGTTTAGGTATTGCAGGGGGAATAGGCGCAGCAGCTGCTTCTGTTAAAAAAGGTAAAAAGGATAAAAAGTCTACCAAGAAACATTCTCTTATACCGTATTTGAATCCAATTTTATACAGAAATTAAGTATGATATATGCTATAAAAACTAAAATGCACATGGATCCTAGATTACAAGGTGCATTGATATTAGGAGCTGGAGGAGCACTTGGCGGAGGAATTGGAGGACATCTCGTTGATAGAAAAGCTAAAAGAGATGGAAACTGGTTCAATAGAAATAAAAGTGCTATTATCGGTTCATTAGGTGGTGCAGCTGTAGGTGGTGGAATTGGAGCTTATGCAGGGCATCTTAAAAAGACTAGACCTGATTTCGACCAAGAAACTTTAGATAGATATACTAATGAACTCAAGTCCAAAAGATCTGATATTTTAAACTCAGGTGCAGGTGCAGTTGTTAGAGAGGAAAATCTTAATAAGCTAGAAGAAGCTTATGGAAAGAACATTGAGAAGCTAAAAGAGAAAGTAGCCAACAACAAAAATCTAACTCCAAAAGAATATAAGACGTTAGGTCTTCTATCAGGTGGATTAGGTGTGGGTCTAGCAGGAGCAGGTGCATTCGCAGCACATCAACGTAAAAAGAGTAAAGAAATAAAATGATTTATTCAATAAAAGTAAGAACTCAAGCTGATTATGGATTGGGTAGAAAGGCTTTATTCGGAGCAGGTTTAGGTGCTTTTTACGGCGGTCTTGGCGGTTCTATTTATGACAAACAAAGAACACCTAAAGAAAGTGAGAGCTGGCTTAGCAGGAATAGAGGTGCTGTAATAGGAGCTATTGGTGGAGCAGGTGCTGGTTATTTACTTGGAAACAAGTATGATAAACAAACACCTCCATCTACTACAACAACTGTTGTTAAGAAAGAAGAAACTATAGTTCCTGTAATTAAACAGAATGAAGTAACTCCTTCAGTTGTAACTAAAGTTACCAAAACCACTATAAATCCTGTAGATGGAAATATATTCGGGAATGCAGTTTCAGGGTTAAATAATGATCTTGATAAGATTAAACCTAAGTTTGATTCTAATGCTAAAGAATCAGCTTCAAACCTCTTAGACCTTGCCGAACAGTATAAGTCTATAGATTATAACGGAGGTTCTAAACTAAAAAGATCAAGAGAGAAAGTTTTAAATGCTATTAAAGCGTTTAGAAAACAACAAAAATTACATCCAGAAAAGACTTATAGTAAGAATAATATAGTTGATGCCTTGAATAGTTATAGAAGAATTCAAGACAAAGCTATAAACGATGGAAATGTGGGAACAGAGCAGGTATTGAATACATTAAATGCTTTAAGAGAAAAGTATAAGTTTAAATCAAACTTTGTTCCAGTTGTAAAAAGTAGATACATTTAGATATATAAATAAATGGGAAAAATTAATAAAGGAGCAATTCTTCAATTAGCAGGTATCGGAGGAGGAGCAGCTTTGAACGCTTACCTAGGTAAGAAGGCAGCTGAAAAATATGGACTTTCACCTGAAGAGAAGAAAAAACTAATGATTCGTAGAGGTCTCAAAGGAGCTGCTTTAGGAGCATTAGGTGCTACAGCAGTAAATGTCGCTGTAGATGGTAGAAATGCTATAAAAAATGCTTTGAAGGGGGATCTTTCAGCAATAACACTTCCTTCAGTGCCTAAAGAAAAAACATTACTAGAGAAGGTAGCTAAGCAGGGAACTCGTGCAGCATTACTTGGTGGTATAGCTGGCCGTTTTTATGGACAGGATGTTAAAGATAAGGTAAGATATGCTAAGGATTCAATGAAGTATAACGGATTCAATCCTGAAACAGGTAAGTTTGAAACTAAAGGTCAGTCTAGACTTTTTGCTAACGGAGGTGGTCTAGCTGGTTTTGGAGCTAAAGCATTAAACTGGTGGAACAAACGTTCTGACGCTCAAAAAGGAGCTATTATTGGAGGTGTTGCAGGAGCTGGTATTGGAGCTGCTAGAAAAGGTGTTAAAGGTGCTCTAGTTGGAGCAGGTGTTGGTGCTGGAGCAGGTGCTCTTGGAGGAATGGCTTATAAGAAGTGGGGTAATGGTGCTTTGAAGAATACTTTTGGAGGAGATTCTACAAGCACATCAACTACTCGTCCAACACGCACATCAACATCACCAAGTACAGGTAGTAATCACAATAGAACTGCAGCTGTAAATTTTGATCCTAGAACAAAGACTCAATCTAATCTAGTAAAGAATGTCTTCAAAGGAGGAGGTGCTTTAGCTGGAGGAATGTATGGTGCGGGTGCTGGAGCATTGCTAGGCGCTGGAATTGGTGCTGCTAGAGGAGGTCTAAAAGGAGCTCTCAAAGGAGCGGGAATCGGAGCAGTTGCGGGAGGTGCTGGTGGAGCAGGTCTCGGTTATTATGGTGGATCTAAGGCTTCTGAACACACAACTAATGCTGTTAAAGATATGATGGATAAGGTAAAGAAACATTCAAATTATTTACCTGTTGTGAATATGAGATTTATACCTGTAGTTAAGAAATATTCATGGAATGTTTCTCCAGAGAAAGCGTCTCTAATTGGAACATTAAGTGGTGCAGCTGTAGGTGGTCTAACTGGAGGTCTTGCAGGAAAGCTAGTTGATAAGAAATTAAACAAGAACAAAACTGATAAAGGATCTTGGTTAAATAGAAACAAAGTAGCTCTTACAGGTGCAGCATTAGGTGCTATTGGTGGAGGCTTTGGAGGAAGAGAGTTAGCTAGAAGACAATGGATTAAATCTAATCTAGGAGATTTTCCTGGGTTTAAACATGAGGATACTCCTAAAGTTGAAGTAGTTTATCCTAAGAGTGATTTAGATCTAGTGGAAGATAATCTTCAAGAGCATAAGTCTAATTTTTATGATAGTTATGTAAATAACTGAAAAGCTCTTCAAGAGGCATTAGATAGAATTAAAGAAAATAAATCTAAGACATCTGTGTCTAATACTGTATCTAATACTACTAACTCACTATTAGAGAAAACAACCTCTAAATTAAATAAACCTAATTCAGAGAAGATAGTTACCTCTAACACTGCTACTTTAGACCAGTTGATGAAAGATTTAAAAAATCTATAGAATAGAAAATCCAGAAAGAGTTTATGACATACAACAATAAAAGAGTATATACAGACTCTTATGGGAATCAGTATATCTTTGTAGGCACAAGACAGTTTGCCGGAGCACCTACCACTTCTAAAGGAGGTGGATTCTTCAGTAAAATAGGATCTTTCTTTAATAGAGGAGGTGCAAACAAAGGAAGTAGTACAACAACGAGTTTAATGGGGGCTAGTCCTAAAAAGACTAGCTTCTCTAAACCGTTAAATACTATAAGAAGGCAAGATACTAACAAGAATACATCTTTCTTTAAATCAAAGAGTACAACAAATACCAATAATAGTAAGACTACAGATTGGTTTTCTGCCAATAAATCACAGCAGAATAAATCAATACCAGGAGCAGGAGCAAACCCAACAAAACCAATGGGAGAAACTCCAACACAAGCAAAGCTGAATAAGGAACAGAAGAGGCAGGAGAATAAGCAAAAGAATATTCAGAAGAGAGCTGAGGAACAGGCTAGAAAAGATGCTAATAAACAAAGAGTTCAACAGCAGCAAAATAAACAATCTAGCCAACAAGGTTGGGGAAATAGACAACAGAAGGCAGGAGTAGGAGTACAGAAAGGGCATAATGTAGTACCTAATAATGCAGGATTTCAACAGAATCCTAGTCAGAAAGGTAAGGGTAATACTCCCATACCTACAAATCAGAATGCAAATCCTTCAGCTACAGTAGAGAACGCAGCTGCATTGAGGAGTAAAGGTACTCAGCAACAGAATAAACCAGTTGTAAATCCAAATGCCAATGCTAATCCAACATCTATTGTAGAGAAAGCTCAGCAAACTCACCAACAGACTCAGAAGTCTATAATGGGAGCAGGTGCTAATCAAAATCAGACTAAGGTCAATAAGACTGTTGTGCAACAGCCAAGACCTGATTCAGTTCAGCATAATACAACAACAGTAACTCCTCCTCCACAGCCTAAACCACAGCAACCCCAAGCTCCTCAACCAAACCCAACACCAACACCTCAACCAGTAACTTCACAGCCAAATACTAATACAGCTTTTGATAAAGCTAAGGCTCAAAGAGATGCTAACATAGATCAATTTGAGAAGAATAAGGCAGAAGGTAAAAGTGCAACAACAGGAGAAACGTTGAATTATTGGGGGGATAAGGTAGCACAGAAGTTTGATAATGCACCTTCAGCAGGAGATGTATTGAAGGGAACTAAAGACGCTGTAAGTACTGGGGTAAAAGAAGGAGTTAGAAGAACAGCTAACATTATAGGTGGTAAGAAGAGGTGGGATAAATTCCATGAAGAATATGCTGCCGCACGAAATGGAGCTGAAAAGACTGCCGCCGTGTTGAGAGGTACAGGAAATGGATTGTTAGGAGTTGCAAAAAGAGGTATAACAGGTGCAGCGATAGCAGGAGCAGGTGCATTAGCCGTAGGAGGTTTAGCAACAGCAGGTGCTATTTCAGCAGGAAAAAGGGTACTGAGAGCTGGAGCCAATGCAGCAGGATCTGCAGTAGGAGCTATAAAGCAAGCCATGCCTAATCCTCAACAACATCCTCAGCCACAGCCAGCACCAGGAACTGTTCCACAAGCAGTTGTACACCATTATCATTAGAATATGGATTTAAAGACATTTAAATATGAGTTAGAGAAGAGAGGTATTCCAGAGAAAGGAGTACCTCACTATCTCTTAAAAGAAGGGAGACTGAAAATTCCTATAGATGATGCCTACCCTATAGCTGTTGAATCCTTGAAACATGTTACCAGAGGAGCTCTAATAGGAGCTGCAGGAGGATTAGCTTTACGAGATTTATTAAATCTAAAAGGAGATGAGAATACTTATTCAGTAGGAGGCTTGGTAGTAGGAAGCTATTTAGGAGGTAAAAGATATAGGGATAAATTTAACAAGAACGGAAGAATGAGAGGTATGTATAGAGATAAATATTTACAGGAATTAGATGCTGTAAATGCTCAAAGTGATATGACTCATAAAGGAGATGTAAAGATGCCGTCTTATTCACCTGGAGAAAGATGGATTCCCGAAGAGGATAAAGAACAAGAAACAAGAAAAGTATCAAAGAGATTCTCAGGTTATAATCAACAAGTAGGTAGTTGGGGAGAGCGAGCTAAAGCATTAGCTACCAGTACCTTTGGAAAGGTTGTGATTGCCGGAGGAACAATGTATACTTTATACAAACTATTAAGCCCTTTGGTTCTCAAGAAGTTGAAGAGCATGAATACTCAATCAATTGATACATCGGGTTATAGATATTCAGATGATGCTGCACAAGTATCTAAGTGTGCATCTAGATTTTCTGATTTCTTGACACAGAAAGATGTTGTTCAAGCAACAGCGAAGTTTAGATATGAGGATATGGAGAAGATTTATTTGGATACAATGGAAGCCATAGAGAGATCTTCGCCAGATCCTTTTGCAGATAAGAGATACTTAGAAACCATGTGGCAAGCTATCTTCTCTATATATCAGTCTCAAGATGCTATAGGTAGATTAGATCAACAGATGAGGGTTAACCCTAACAGTAAATCTATGTTTACACGATGACATTCAAAGAGAAACTAGAGTTAGAAAAAGAAAGAAAGAAACAACGTTACATAAACTCTCAACCTTTGATTCCAAAGCCAGTTAAACAGGTTGTTATCTGGGGTATAGTTTTATATACAGGTAAGATATTGTATTATTGGTGGAATAGTAAAAAGAATAAGAGTAAACTGAAGAAAGTAGAGAATGCATTAGGTAAGAAGTGTAAGTTTATGTTAGACTTATATGTTAATGAACGAGATGCAAAGATATTAGAATCAGTAGTAACAAGGTTTAATGAGGTATTATCATCAAAAAGACCATTATCTATAGTAAACGACCCAGAAGAATATGAAGCATATTATAGGGCAGGAAAAGGGGCTATAGAGAGGTCATCCCCTTCACCAGAGAGGGATATGGAATACCTTGATATGTGTATAGAATACGTGAGAAATTTAGAGAAGGAATGATAAATGAAGAAATATTTTATGTAGTCAACCATTGTCCTTGTTCTGCCACAAAAAGAGTATTGATGATTATGCAAGACTTAGATGACATGCCTAAGCATCAAGTGGAAGAGAAGGTAAGAAACAATGTAGGCTATGGGAGACCTCATGTTTTGAGACTATTTAATCAATCTATTCAAGTAGAGCTTGAAACACCAGAGGCAATAAAGATCATGGAAGATTTGAAAGATAAATATTTACGAGTTTATCTAGGACATTGGCCCATGTATTTTAGTGAAAAACAAGTAGAAGATTTGTTATGATATTTCCTGTAGTAAAGAAACATTCAGAGGTAGTTAATCACTATGTACTCCCTGCTGCAGTTGGAGCTGGATTAGGAGTTGGTTCTAGAGTCTTCATTCAGAATCATAATGCAAATAAGGATAAGTTTAGTGATGATTCTAAGAACTTAGGATTAGCGGGAGCAGCTATAAGTGGTGCTGGTGCAGGAATCTATGCTAGTGGTGCTATTAGAGGAGATAGATCAGACAAGAATCTAGGAAAAGTCATAGGTTTACCTGGTATATTTGCAGTACATGAGTCAAACAGACGATTGAACAAAGAAGTGAAGAAGCAATCTCTAACTGACGCTCTTCTCCTTCCTTCAGTAGGAGCAGCAGTAGGTGCAGGTAAAGGATTGTATGATAACAAACTAGGAGCCTTAAAAAATAAATCTGACTATGCTAAGAGAATGAACTTGATAGGGAATACTTTGGCAGGAACAGGAGCAGGAATGGCTATTTCAGATACCAACATGATTGCTCGAGGATCAGGTTTAGTTACAGGCATTAGTGGATTAGAGTTAGCGAGAAGAGCTAAGTTTAGTCCTGGTAAAACAAGTAGTGATGGTGCTGCTACTATTGCTGCAATAAATGGAAGTGGGTTATGAGCTATCCTTTTAAAATGAAAAGCTTTGATTCTTCTGATGATGATTTTGACCCAATAGTAAGTTTCTTATTTTCTTCAGACAAAGATAAGAAGAAAAAGAAGAAAGACAAGAAAAATAAAGATAAAAATGATATATCCAGTAAAAGTTAAGAAGTTTTCAGAACTAGACTTGGGGTTACTAGACACCTATGAAGGTCCAGAAGAACTGAAGAATTTTATTTCAGATTCATTAGATAGATTAAATTCTAAACCATCCATAAATGACTATGATAAACTAACCATTCAGTTCTATAATATCTTAGATAAATATTCATCTAAGTTAGATGACTATGATAAGGGTGATGTGATGTATATCTGGTTAGCTATTGGATGGAGTATATATAAGATGAATAAGTTCACTTACTATCCTATCTTCAAGTGTGTCAACTACCTTAAGTATTGGAGACCTACCCCATCTCAGTTGAAGTGGATGAAGTCCTATGACTCAGATGTAATGAAAGTCAGATCTCAGAGGGATATTGATATGTTAGAACGTAAGTATTCTGATTATTTCACTAATGATCCCGAGTCCATACTGAACAATCCTTCATATCCTGAAGTATTGGATAAGTTTATATTTAATGACTTACCTTATAATTATAAATAATAAATGAGCCAATACAGACATATAAAATTGACAGATATCTTCAAGAAGATAGATCTGAAAGCTACTTTAATGGTATTGCCAGACATTAATGAGTTATTGGCTCTAACTGGCAAAGCAAATCCATTAGAGCTTAGGGTAGAGTTATTGAAGCAATCTATAGATAGATGGTTTCATCAGGTTCCTTTGATTATGTTAAGGAAGGTAAACCTCTACCCTGGGTTCAAATTTAGGTCTAATTTTCAATCATTCTGCCAAGGTTTAATAACAGATGAGGATTTGGTTGAATTAGAGCCAACAAGAGTAATATCTATAAATAGATTAGCTTCTTATGCACCTACTTATGGATTAAGGTTTAGACATCCAGAGGTGGTTTATGAAGGACCAAGTTTAGACAATGCCGTAGTAAACGCTATTTATAAATTGCCATTATACTATGATTTCAATGATTTGAATCAGCTAGTCCCAGAGTCTACATTAGGATTCTTGGAAGACAGACATGTTGAAGCATTTATAAAGCAGTGTTTGCTAGACCAGATAGATTATATTATTCAGCTAAATAGAAATTTTGAGTATCCGATGCTTCCTGTACAGTTATTTGGAGGATTAGATGAGAAGAAGATGAACCTACAGCAAGAGGTAGAGACCTATTATTTAGCATTAACTCATGGATTAAGTTATTTTTAGAAATTATGATGCATCCAGTTGCGAGGTTTAATCTAGGTAAGGGTGATAGTTCTCCTAAAGTATTCCATGTTAATATATCAGGGGATAATGGTAATGGAGGTTCCATCTCTTTCGAGAATAATGGTATTAGTTATTGGAATAATAACAGAACAATTGCATTAGGTGAGGTAGGTAAAGGTATTGATCTTCGTGTTATTTTTGGAAGAGGTTCTTTTGGTAAGAGACCAAGATCTATAAATGAATTTAGTATATATGTACCAAGAGGTACTGAAATAATGAATATTGATAATTATTCCTTTAATTTTAGAGGTTCCATTGAAATTCCTCCTCCTATTAAAACATTAAGAGAAATACCTGATTATATTAATTATCCCTTTGAGTTTCTTGAGTATCAGGAGTTAGCATCAAATTCAAGTTATTCAAAGGTGACTAATTTTTCATTTACTTATAGAGGGAAGCAATTTAATGTGAGACTAATTTTAAGCGTATGGTAGATATAACAGACAGAGTTAGCCGAATTGTTCCAAAGAAAATGATAATATCTAACACAATAGATCTAAACATCATTAAATCAGAGGAATCCGAAGACAGACTACACCAAGTAACAATAATAAGAATTGACAAGTTAGGAATTATCCTATACTTAGTCAAGAGATTAAGCCCAGTTGGAAAACCAACAATAACAGTATTTTACACAGGTCATAGGGATAAAGGAATCTTGTTGAAGGTACAAGATACTATAGACCTTGCCAAGCCAAGAGATATTACAGACCTTGTAAATACAGCTGTGTTAAAACTAGTTTCTGGTGAAGTACAAGAGTTCACCAGAGAGGAAATGAAAGAATTCATTAATTACCTAAAATGATAGAAGACTACCTCAGTAAGTATGTAGCGGACACGAGAGACTTTAATAAGATAAAGTTCGCTCAGATGTTTCCTCACTATCTAAATATTTATGGCTCAACAGTTAAGGTAAGAAGATTACAGAGAGAGACTACAAGAGCAACTTTACCCGACTATGATCAATTGATAAATCAGGTTTATGGTAAAGTAGCGAGTAAGGATATTCACTCTGTAGGAGATAAGAACTTCATTGAGTTTGAAACGAAGTTGATTCTTCACCAATTAAATGGAGCTAAATTACATGTTAATGCTAGCGAGCAGATAATGACTTATCATACAGATAAAGTATTAGATTTAGGTGATGAGATAGTCTACAGATTTATGGGGAAACAGTTTGACCTACATGTAACAGATATCAATCACTATGATGATATCCTATATGAATTTATATTACAACCAATAAGAGAACATGTCAATACTAAGTAGAATTGGAGGTGGAGAGATAGATAGGTTTATAGGACTTGCATTTCCAAAGGTAAAGAGAGGTATTGAGGATGTAGAAAACGAGATAAGAAGAGTAATACCTTCAGAACTCTTACCTAGGGCATTAAGAAACCCTTCAGCATCTCTACAAACAACAGAAAGAACAGAGATTGATCCAAATATCTACCCTATTATTAACTATGCTATTCATAATACGCTAAGAAGAGCTAGGTCATTCCATACAGGGGTGATAAAGAGGATTGGTGATGATAATGGAGCATCTTTGTTAGATGACCCAGCAAATGCAATAGATAAACTAATAGATCCATTACTTAGCAAGATAAATATTAAGTTACCTCCTGACGCTACTAAAGCACTGAGAAACCTTAATAATATCATTGAGGATCCTGTTAGTGGTACTTTAAATGCAATAGGTGAGTATCAAGCAGAGCTAACAAGAGCTACAGACTGGGCATTAAAGAAATTTGGTTATGAAGGAGGAGTTCAAGGTTTAATGGGAGCTGCACAAGAGGAAGTAGCTAAGAATGAGTCTCTTAGTAGAATGTTGGATAATGTATCTGATGTTTTACCAGAGGAAGTTCAGAAACTAAACCCTTGGAAACAATCAAGAGATACCAATAAAGGAGAATGGATAAATTATCCAGGATTCACAACATTTAAAGGATATAATTCTGTAAAAGGATTAGAGGTTTGGACATCAAACTTATGGGATATAGAGATAGAACCTTATTATCATAATGGATCTGGGCCACCTCCTCCTCCTTACTCACAGAATGGAAATAATTTTCTACCAATAACTTCATTTGAATTTATGGATTCCAGCTTGAATCCTATGGCTGTGGAGTTATTTGGAGGATCTTCTATATTAATACCTGAGTCTGAAAACTTTCAACGGTCTATAAGACTGAATGTATTAGATGTTCTTCAGAATGGTGAGAGGGTATGGAAGAAGTATTTCTCTGATTATAAGAAACATATGGTTAATGACTATAAGGTTAGACCTTATAAGAATTGTTGTACTAAGATTACTATCCATATGTATAATACAGCTATGAGGAGAATACATTATAAAACATATTTAGGAATATTAATGACTCCAGACACTTCATTTTCAGGATCTTCCTTTGGAAATGAGGAATATACTATAGAGTATGCTATAGTTGGCGAGTTAGGATTGACAAATGCAAGAAACTTCTGGGAAACAGGAGAAGGTAAACAAAAGTAAGAGGTTATGGGTATATCATTAGACATAAATAACATTAATGTCGTCTATCAGTCAAGTTCTGTTGATAGAGAGACTATTGGATTGCTTGTACCTTCTTTATCTGGTCCTTCTTTCCCTAAGAAATTTGATACCTTTGAAGACTTCTATGATGCCTTTGAAGACGGTTCTTCTGCAAAGCTGACTAAGTTTAGATACCTGTTTGATATGGGTTACTCTGTAGCTGCTAAGAGAGTATCTAAGAATCCAGAACTAAGAGGGTCAGTAGTTATCTCAGATGATAGACGATTTCCTTCAGCACATGGAGCTAAGTTTGATGATAATTACCCTCCACTTATAAGATTTTCAAGGAATGAGTTTATAGGAAACATTAAGAGAAATGATAACTACACCAATCACTTTATAGTAAGACTGCCGAAAGACGATGCTTGGAGTGAGCAGAAACCTTACTATCTAACATTACCTTATATTGATAGAGCTACTGGAGAAACCAGACAAGCTTTGTTTGTAAGGAATATAACTATTGGAGGTAGAACTACTCAGGCATTATATTATTATGATCTGGATATCAACTACTTTCATTTAGGAGAGGAAACTACATTGTTAGGTAGAGATTTTGGGAATACCTCTGATGGAGGAGCTATATTCACTAACTATCTGAATGACAGCTTTACAGATACAAAGTATAGGTTTAGGAAAGAAGTCATAAATGGAGTGCCCTATTTGTATATCTATATAAATCAATACCTTCCTATCCTAAAACCAAACTTGAGTAGAGCTGAGTTTACAGAAGATGAGAAGTTAGAAGTATATGTATCTAACATAGAATCAGAGAAATATCATACAGATTTGATTCATAATCCTGAGAGTAGGCTATTCTATATTTATACAAAAAATGAAGATGGAAACTATGGTAGAAATACTTCATTTAGATTTACTTGTAAGGATGGTCATGGCGTATTGAAGATATTCAGAAGAGGAGCTATGGTAGAATCATTCCAATATGAGGAAGATTACCATGGTTTCTTAGAGAAAGTAAACTTAGAGTCTAACTATGTCTCTTTATATACTCATGAGTTAATTTCTGATCATGAAGATGCAAGAGATGAGAGGTTAAATATACATACAGCTAACATAGATATCTATGACGACCTATCTACACCCTATAAAGATGAATATATTGGGGAGAATCCTGATGATTATCTACCATTTTTAGAAGATTTCTTTGAAGATGATGTGGATATAGATGCTTTTCTATATGATTTACCTTTAAATAGGAAGGTAGAAGCTAAATTAATAGACTTAGCTGAGAAAAGAGACCTGTTAGTACTAGCTAATTACAAAACAATCGAGCCAAGTGATGAGGCAGCAAAGAAAATGCTGACTACTTATGGTGAGTTCTTGTTTAATAACAAGACAGAAGTACCTGCTCCATATTTGTATTTAGTTAAGATGAAGGAATACTATGTAGGGGATGTCAGTTTACGATCTTCTATAAGAGAAATCTCAAATCCAACTAATTTTAGGAATGTAAATACTATTTCTTTTGATGGATTAAGGTATTACATCAACTATATCAATGGTTTTGGTAACAAATCCTTCTTAGAAATCACCAGAAAGAGGATTCATAGACGATTATATAGACTAAAAGACTGTCTAGGTACAACATTAGACGATATTGCTAAGAAAGCAGAGGAGGTTATATCAAAATTGAGGGATGATATTCAAATATTAGACTCAATTAGTATGGTATCTTTAAGAAGGAATAACTCAGAAGCCAAAATAGTAATAGAATATGGGATGCTCTCCGAAGAAAAGTTCTTCGAGAAAGCTCAGA